TGGCTTGCCAGCGTGGCGGGTTCTCGACGTTTGCGACCCTGACGCTGACCAGCGAAGCGAGGGCGAAGTTGTCCCGGCGTGTGTTGTTGGCCCGGCATCCCATGAGTTCAGCGGGGTTTGCTCACGACGTTGCCATTGAACCGGCCAGAGCAAAACAGGGGCCGTTGGGTATCAAGTACCAGGCAGACGGGGAAACCCCGGCCTATAACGTGGCGGAACAGGTGCCGTTGCCGGTAGAGGTTCGCCATTCTGAAAGCGGGGCGCTTTTTACGCCTTTGAAGTTGGCTTGGCAGTGGTCGGTTCAAAGCGAAGTTAGCCGGTTTTTTGAGGCCGCGAACAAAATGTATACACGCGGATGGCAGTATCAGGACAGCAACGAAAAGACCGTGAAGGTACCAGGCTCTCGAAAGTGCATCCCAAAGAAGCGCACAGCCACCACAGACAAAGCGGCGGTTACTTGGTTGCTGGATGGACCCTATACGCCCATACGATTTGCAGCTGAGCCCCTGGCCTATTTGTGGGTGTCCGAAAATCCGAATATGTCTGAAAAGTGTTGGCTTCCTGAATTTTCCAGGCCCATAGCCGATGAAAACGGAGAACTGCTCACGAATCCACACGTTCACCTGATGATGAAATGGGCCGTACCGTTCAAGCATTTTACTGCGTGGGCGGCGCGGCTGGAAATGTTGTGGGGGCATGGGTTCGCGCATTTGGAAAAGATCAAAGACCCGCAGAAAGCCGGAAGCTATGTGGCAAAGGCAGCGGGCTATTTGTGCAAGGCACAGGGCAAAGGCGATAACGACCAGGGCGAAATACGCGGCAACCGCTACGCAATCAGCAGCCGGGCCAGAGCGCCGGCATGGATCGAAACCGAACGGTATCAGGTCGGCATGATGGGTTGGCTATTGGCCGAAGCGAGCGAAATCTGGAGCCAAAAACACGGGCCAAAAATTCAGGAGCGGGAAAAATTAAAACGCAATTTGGAAGCAACAAGAGACCCAGGGGCGCGGAAAAAAATTGGCCGTTTGCTGGAACAGGTGCGGGCAAAAATTGAACCCCTGGCGCGGGCGAGCAAATACGGCGTGATATTCAAAACCGACACACAAAAAAACCAGTTTTTCGAGTGGGCAAAGCGGCGCGGCTGGACACCGGAACCACAAAACAGCCTATGGCTTGAGCAGTGGCGGTTCAGGCAGTGGCGACACAGAAACCGGGCGCGACTGGATGCAACGGCGGGCGATTTGCGGGCGTGGTTTGATATGGCGGATAGCGGGGCCGTGGCCTGCAACGATGAAACGGGACGATGGGAGCAAATGGCAGTATGAACGATGTGGAGCTATACGGGCGGGCGTGTGCGCTGGCGCGAAAAGTGAGGGCAGCAAAGTACCCGGCGCTTTTGCCAGCTGTGGCGCGTGAAATCATTCGGGAAGCGGCGGAGCTAATCGAACAACTGGCGGAAAGGGAGGTAAAAAGATGCCAAGGGCAACGGACAACCGAAAAGCGGTAGGAACAGAACAATGCAGCGAATGCGGCACTACGGCCAGGTTCTACCAGGTACAAAAAGGGAACCGGACCGGGTACTTATACCGGCGTTGTGAGTGCGGGGCCGATCAGCGCAGCGGGGCAGCGGTGCAAGTGAAGTGGTTGAAGAATATGAACCCTACAACCGAGGAAATCATACCGCACCCGCTGCAAAGCAGGGCCAATGAGTCTATCACCGAACCAGCGCCAAAACCGGCACAACCCCAGGCCACAGGCGGGGTGAACCCGGAGCAGACAAGCAACAGGGCGGGCGTTGTGGGCCTGTTTATTCTCGTTGGAGGCATTGCAGCCGCTTTTTTAACCTAATGAGGTACAGAACGTGGCATTAACTGAGCAAGTGGACGTGGTCGAGAACGAAACACTGGCGGATCTCGAAAGCGAATGGCAGTCAACCCAGGCCGATAACGAGGCACTGGAAAACCAACCCACAGCCGACGAAGTAGCCCAGGCCGCAGCACTGGCGGCGCGGATAAACAGCGGTTTTTTGTGGTTGGTAAACAGGACGCAGTGCCCACACGTGGCGATTGATGAAATCGTAGACCGGAAAGCCGGGAACGAGGCGTTTTTACCATTGGCCGAAAAGTGGGGCGGCGAAGTTCCCCCCTGGCTTGCGGCGCTTGAACCCTACATTGCCGCAGGGGTTTATATGGGGACAACCATTGTAACGGCAAAGCAGGTCGAAGCGCAGATTATAGCCCAGGCTGAAAAAGCGGCGAAGGAAAGCCAGGGGGCCGCAGGTGGCGAAGAATCCGCAGACTAATTTACAAAACCGGCATTGTTTTATTGGTGCGAAAACGGGCGGCGGAAAATCGCAGCTATTGCGAAACGATCTGTTACCGGGCCGGGGCGTTCGCGCCTTGTTTTGGGACGTGGACACCGATCACAATGCGACCCGGTTTGCAGACCGGGGCGCGTTCCTGGCGGCGCTGAAATCGGCAGACGGTAGCGGAAAACCGTTCCGAATCGCGTGGACGGGCGAAGACGACGCCGAAACGTTCCACTGGTTTTGTCGTGTCGCGTGGGCGGTTCTGGACGGTTCTAGGCTGACGTACATCGTATGCGAGGAAATGGCAGACCAGGGAATGGGGCAGCGGTTGCCGGCGTTCTTTCGCAAGCTGATTGTTCGGGGCCGGAAATACGGCGCGATTGTCCTCACCACAACCCAACGATGCCAGGAAGTACCGAAGGCGCTAATCACCCAGGCCGCGAACCGATATATAGGGATCCACGAAGATCAAGATGCCCGGTATCTGGAGCGGGCCGTGGGCATTAAAGCCGCTGAAATCGAGGCGCTGGAGCCGTTGAGCTTTTATCATAAAGGGCCGCAGGGCGTTGTAATAATCCGCACAAAATACAAAGAGTTTACCGCCTGAAAAGTTCCTGAACCTTATTAGGTTCGGGCGTTTCCCCGCAGTGTTTCCCCCAGGTTAAAAAGACCCCTATCGGATCAACCGACAAAACACAAAACGACAGGGTTTTAAAAATGGGCGGAATTAAACAGTGGTTTGCGGATAACGTGGATCAAAAACAGATGGTGACTCTACTGGTTACAAGCGTTGTCTTGGGCGGTGCAGTGTATGGCCTGAAAACGACCGGGTTCGGCACAGTCGCAACCGTCGTTAAGGGGGGCTGATATGGGCCGTTCCTTTGAAGAAATGCCAACCATGCAAAACGTGGTACCAGGTGGTCGCGTTACTCTATCGGCACCACTTGGCCTTACTTATGACCAAGTAACGTTCAAACTAACAAACGTTACCCCGGCTAAAATGCAGAATTTTAAAGTAATCACCGGTTCAAAAGCACAATGGGATTTGACCAGCGGCGAACGTATCGCAGATATAAACACGTATTACGACCGGGCCGAAAAAGCCGGTTATCTGACGTTGTGGTTTTACCGTCCCGAAATGAAAACCGAGGAAGAACGGGCGTTAACGTCTATCGGCACCACCGATATTCCATCGCTCACCATTCAGTTTGATTTACACCCTGATGTGACCTCGCCAGCGATCCAGGCTTACGCGGTTCGGCGCAAGCCGGAACCAATGGGACTTATTACAAAGTTCCGTGAGTATCCGGTTACATTCGCAACAGCGGGCAAGCAAGACATTGATAATATACCCCGTGGCGCACGTATCGCGGCTATGCACTTGTTCAAGTCGGACGTATCAAAAGTAGAGTTCGAGATTAATAATGGCACGGGCTCGGGTAAAGTCGTGGATTGGCCCAAAGAGCTTTTAGAGTCAGTGCAAGAGCAGTACGGGCGTAATCCGCTAACTGCAAAAGCGACCCACGTTGATATGAATTTGCTGGGAAAAGCTATGCAGTTTATGCCAACTCAGAATCTGGTTGATATGCGGCTAAAGCCGACTATTGACAGCGCGGGCGGTTTGACCACGTTGGTTGAGTACATCGACGGATACAACGGTATTTAAGGGGTCGTTATGCCAAAGCAAAGTTCAGATAATAGCGGCGGCGGGTTTTTCTCTGGTTTTAATATCGGGGACGCTTTCGACGTGGGTTTGTCGGCGTATGTAGCGCGTGAGGATGCACGTGCCAAGGGTGGCGAAGCTACAATTTTGGCGGAACAAAACGCGCTTCTTAATCGACCGGATAGTATAACCCAGCGGCCAGGGGCGCAGCCCGTACAGACGGGTATGCAGGAAATAACAGCCGGAAGTAACGGCGGCGCAGGTAGCCGAATCACTCTACCGGGCGGGCTGGAAGTAAACGCTACGGCGCTATACATCGCGGGCGGCGCGTTGGCTATCGCGCTGATTTTGAAGGTGGCGAGCTAATGCCGCTGCCGGGTGGCCTGCCGCCATTGGCAATAACCGGAGGCAATGCCGGGCCTTCCGGTGCCGATGGAAACCGAAACAGCGCAGGCGGTGGTAATACGTGGAATTTCTCGCCACCCCGTTACCAGGTGCAGGCACAGCAGGCACAGGCGGCGGGCCAGAACTGGCAGAGCGTGGCGTTTTTGGCCGCGGCGGTGGGTTTGGCATGGCTTGTTTTGCGCAAGTAATCACCCCGGACGGCAAAGACTGGCAGCGGTTGTCAGCAGCGGCGGGAAGTCGCGAAGCGCTGCAAGCCATAAAACAGCGGCACGAATCCGGGGCCGCGTGTGTTCTTAGAATCAGCGGCGCGGCTTGCGGTTTGGTCGTTTTATGGTCGGAAATAAACGCACAGAATGGCCGTGAAATTGTGTTGGCGCTGGGCACCGGTACGGGCGCGAAATACTGGATACCGTGGGCTGTTCAGTTTTCAAAAGACAATCGGGCCGGGAGTATTCGGACGCATTGCCAGAGGCCTGGACTGATTCGATTGTATGAGAAAAATGGGTTTCAGGTCGTGGGAACAGACCCAGGCGGGTACGCAATTTTGAGGTTTGAAAATGGGCGGTAAAAGCAGTAGCAGCAGTGCACAAAAAGCAGAGGGCGATATTGTCTTTAATAACGTTGATTACGGCGGCGCGGGACAATCAGGCGCGGGCGCTTTGAAGAATTTTAACGTAGGCCGAGAAAATACGTTGTCAGATAACGTCTTTAATCTGACGGATGGCGGCTCAACTCGGGCGGCGCTGGATGCCGGGACAGCAATCGCGGGCGGCGCGTTGGGCGCTAATGCCGTGACGACAAAAAATGCGTTTAACTCTAATACGGCAATCGCGGGCGGCGCGTTGGTCGCTAATGCTCGGGTAACGTCTGATGCTTTCGATACAGTCGGGAAAACGGCGAGCGAAGCAATCCAGGCGACAGCAGACTTATCGAAGTTCACAACGGGTAGAGTTTTTGATTATGCGGGCGCGACTAATGCGGGCGTATTCGACATTTCAAAATACTCGATGGGCGGTGCTTATGATTTGTCGCGCTCTACCTTGGGAGTTTATGAGGATTTAGTGGGGCGGGCTGGCGACCAGGTAACAAACGCACAGGTGACAAGCGCGCAGGCAAGCGGAAAGGCGCTTGATTATGTGTTTCAGTCGTCCAAAACATCAACAGAGCGACAATCAGAGAATCTGATTAAATACGCTACCTACGGCGGCGTGGCAATTATTTCAGCCGTGGCACTCACGGCGATGGTGAAAACAAAATGAACCTATTTGATATTGTGCTAACGGCGGGCGTTGAGTCACAGACAACCATGACCGGGCGTTACTTTCGGATTTTGTCGGGCGGCGGGCGTATTAAGTTGCGATCATCAAACGGCGTTACTTCCGAAGTGATAAACGGAATCGGCGTTGATGTGGGTGGTTTTAATTGGCTACGGCTGACCAGTCCGACCGATCAAACAATTACGGTTATTATTTCAGAGTTACCCACAACCGACAGCCGGCTGACGGGTGACATTGATATTAACGGTTTGCTGGAAGTCTTTCAGACGGGCGGCAGTGTCAGAACATCAACACAAGTGACAGCGACCGCAGGAACAGCCACGGAAATATTGGGCACCGACCCCAAAAGGTTGAGCGCACAAATCGTATTTAACGTTGGCGGGCGCGTTGGCGTAGATAGCACGGTAACAGAAACAACGGGGTTCCCTGTCACTGCGGGCGGCATTTGGGACGACAGCAATCAGGGTTCGATGTGGTTTTACAGCATTGACGGTGGAACCGTCGATATAATAGAGGGGTTTAGATAATGGCCTATTCAGCACCGCCGCCGGCACCGGAGGAGGTTTTAATCTCTATTCACGATATGATCCCGGTTGCCAGTTTCAGCGCACTTACAAGAGACATAAATGCTGTAGTTCCAGCGCTTGAGGTTGTCGGCGTTCCCGGCGTTATTTACTATTTGGGATTGGGAAGGACAACCTCATATAATAAAACAATAAATATAACGGTTGAACTGGACGGGAATATTATTCTGGAAGATTTTAGAGTAGCAAACATTGTAGGGGCTGTTGTTGATAGCAACAGAGAGAAGGACAGGGGGGGTATTTGGGCGTATTTGAGGTTTAAAAATTCGCTTAAAGTATGGTTAACCGGAAAAAGTACAGACTACACTTATTTTGAAGCGGTGGGGGTGACGTTTTGAGGATTGAAAAAACCGTAAAAGGTGGGCGGATTTCTTACGAAAAAGACGAGGTTATTTTTCAAGATCTGGAGCCGGTAACGGTAATCACCCGGCTGGCGTTTATGGAAAAGTTCACCACCCCGGAATTGGTCGCCATTTACACCGAAGCAAAAACAGCGGTAGAGCTGGAAGTGTTTTTGGACAAAGTGAAAGCGGCGGATGAGGTTGACTTGACCGACAGCCGCACCCGCGAAGGCGTGGCTGTGCTGGCGTCAATGGGTTTGATCGGCGAAGGCCGGGCCGTTGAAATATTGGCGGGCGCGTGAACCTGATAATGCCGTTTCTCACAATCGCGGCGGGTTTGGCGTTGGTGCTAACCGCAGAGAAGGCGCGGCAACCGATAACGGGGCGGCCAAACGTGCCGCAACCGTTGCCAAAACCAGCGCCCGAAGCGGGCGGAATGATGCCGTGGTTCGCAAGCTGGATTGATACCGATAAAAAGGACGTTTCAAACATGAGAGACACACCGGGAAAGCCAGAACCCAGGCCGGGGGCGAGCGCGGCGCGTGGTCTGCGCAATCACAACCCAGGCAACATCGAAAAGGGCGCGAACTGGCAAGGGCTGTCAGCAGATCAATCAGCCGATGAACGGTTTGCGGTGTTTGACTCCCCTGTTTACGGCATTCGGGCGCTTACCAAGGTTCTTTTGACGTATCGCAACAAATACGGGGTCCGCACACCTGAGCAAATCATTGGCCGATGGGCTCCAGACTTTGAAAACGACACCGGCAGCTATGTGGCGGCGGTCGCGGCGGCGGCGGGCATTGCACCCACTGACCCAGTGACAGACAACGAACTACCGGCAGTAGTGGCGGCAATCATTAAGCACGAAAACGGCAGCAACCCATACAGCGCGGAAGTGCTGGCCGAAGGAATAAAGAAGGCTTACGCATGAAAAAGATCAAGCTAAACAATACCTTAATTTTTGCAGGCGTGGCCGTTCTGGGCGTCTGGTATTTCAAAAACAAAGCGGTTGAAACGGTGGCGACCGTGGGCAGTGCAATAAACCCCACGAATCACGAAAACATTTTTAACCGAGCTTTTAGCGCAATATATGACGGTGGCGCGGACGGCCAGGGTACGCTCGGTACAGATATGTATGATTTTTTTAACCCACCGAATGAGGGCGGTTAAGTGGACATGGCCACGCTCGAAATCGCGGGCGTGACAGTGACCAGCGGAATCGTTACCGGGGCCGTAACCGTCGCAGGGTTGCGGGTTCATATTCAATATTTGCGTGAGCAGTTCACACACCAGCGGGCCGAAATCGAAGCGGCCAAGATGCGGATAACAGCAACGGAGCATGACGTGGTGTTGCTTAAGGCATCGGAGATCAGAAACATGTAACTACGGTAATTACGATAATTACGGTAATACGATAATGATGGGGTAGTTTATGAAATGGTGGGAAAGATTGTGGCGGGCACCTGCTCGAAAATATCTTTTGATTGGAATATTGTCGGCGTTCGGTTTGGGTGCACCCGTTGCGATTAGTGTCGGGACCGGCATCGACGACGCCGTACAGGACATTATCGGGGGCGACAGTGGCGACGAAGCGTAAAAAAAATTTGTGTGCAGTTGAGTTGGGAAAGCTGGGCGGGCTGGCAACGGCAAAGAAGAAAAAGACCGGGCCAGCACCGAAAAAGCGAAGTGTTAAGAAAAAAAAGACCGGGCAAGCGTCCCTGTTCTAGTGTTCCCCACGCCCGTGGGGATGAACCGACTTAGGAGTTTCACACAACATGGTCAGGAATATCTACGCTCGGAACGTCAGGGACGGCAAGCCAGTTAAACGGTCAAATACAAGTTGCATACGCGCCAGTCGTTGCAGTATTGTTGTCCCTCGGTTCCCCTGAGCTGTGCCCGATTAGCTATCGGGCGTTTTTACCCAGGGGGGCATCTAACGACCAGGGGAAACAAGAGAATGCAGACTTCAACAGTGATAGACCAGGATTACCAGGGCGCGACGGTTCACTCGCAAGCAGCAGCATACGAGCGTTTGCGGCACCAGTTCAAAAACGTGAAAGGACCAGAGCAGCTACGCAAAGTTTTGAAGGCGTGGGGATTGTCCGGCGTTTCTGAGCAGCAAGCCCGGTTCTGGGAAGATTCTAAGCCCGCCGAAAGGGCGTTATTTTGCGATTTAGCAAACGTGTCGGCGGCATACGCTACCAAGGCGTGGGCCGCTGTTCCTGAACCGCAGCGGCGCAAATTGTGGCAGGCGGTAGGCGATGCGGCGGAGTGGGGGCAAAGGCTCAGGGGGCGATTTTGAAAGCAGTAATTTGTCTATTTTGTATCTTTATGGCCATTTCCGCCAATCCCTATTTTTTGGAAGAAAACACAATGAAAAGCCCATCAAATAACGCGCAGGCAATCGAAAAAAACATTTTAAAGAATGGCTTAGAGGATGCCGAGTTTATAGCCCATTACATGAGTGAAGCGGCGTTTGCAAAGTCTAAGGCGTTGTCAGATTGCGCCGAGGCCGGGGGTATTGAGGTTCACCAGGCGCTAGAGGGATTGAACGTGTCAAACCGGCTGGCGTCCCGGGCTTTGAACGTGTACCGGGTTTTGCAGCTGGCGAACGATCTGGCGAACGATAAGGCCCAGGGCATCGCATAGGCCATGATCGAAGGCAATGCACAACCAGCAGGGATTGACCGGGCCGCGCAAGCGTCTCGGTTTTTTTGTGGGCGTTCGGAATTGGCGCAGCCGATGCCGGGCGGTGGGGCGACAGCCGGAACGGCGGGCGCTTATAGGCTAGTCAAGGCGTCGAAAAGTCCGACAGACCGTTTCCCAGGTATGACCGGCGCATATTTCAACCGGAAAACGCCAGGCAGTAAGCCTTTGGCGGTGGTTTTGGAGCAGGCCGCACCGGATTACGCGCCAGATTTGAGGCAGGCCGGAACGTGGGCCGTTGTTGAAAAGCGTCCGTGGGCGGGTGAGCAGCGCATACGCATGGAAACCAGACCCGGCGCTACCGCAGATATGCCCACGAACGAGGGTGAACGAGTCACAGCGACGCTGACGGATCGCGGGGCGCGGAAAATTTCAGAATCCTGTTTTTTTATGGCTTGCCAGCGTGGCGGGTTCTCGACGTTTGCGACCCTGACGCTGACCAGCGAAGCGAGGGCG